CGTAGTAACCCCCCTCAAATGCAGCACCAATTGCAACTTCAGGCAACTCAACTTCAGGAAGCCTTGCAGGGCCCATGAACATTGCGCGTGCAATAGGATCCATGATCAGTTGCCTCAGGTAGTGTAATCAACAAGTGCAGCGCCACGCCATTTCGTGCCGCCGTCATTCGTAACAAACATAAACAAGTGCGTTTTTGTATCTGTCAAACTTGGCGCCGTACCCTCAGGCCATTCGACAGACGTAGGCCATGTAATGGCAGTGCTTGTTCCAGTCACATCAACTTCAAGCGTAAATGAATACGCAGTGCCACTGGTCGGGATATTGCTAAAGGTGAAGCTTGAATTACTTGAGATTGCTTTAGTAAAATAGTTGCCTGCGCTGCAGTCGATATTCAGAGCTGCAACAGCTTCTGATGCCTGCTCAAAGGGACCGTCTAAGCTAACGCCAGCGTTGAATGTCTGCTCTGCCGTAAAGGTCTGGGCTACGTCCAGCTTTGCCGTATCTGCGTCATAACCTTGGACCGTAACTCCAATGTCAGTGTCTACAACGACATCCGATCCACCCTGTTGCAGAGTTCCTGTAAAGTTCGCAGTTGTATCGTCATACTTGGCGGTATCGGCGTCATAACCCTGAACCGTAGTGCCAATGTCGCCTGAGGCCAACAACTGGTTAGTTGCTTTAGATGTAGAGTCTGAATGCTGAATTGTATCAGCAATAATTGTTCCAGCCATTTTGAATCAAGGAGAAGAAAGAGGAAGAATAGTGGCAGTATTATGCAACAGAAAATACAGATCCCGAAGAAACAGTTAAAGTTACTCCCCCTGCAATTGTGTAGACAGGGCCAAATACTGCTGCATTTTTATTGGCAGCAACTGTTAAATCGGCTGTAAGGTTTTGATCGTTTTGAAATACACTGCTTTCCAGCACACCATAAGTATTCCAACTTGGTCCACCAGTGCTTAGTTTTACAGGTGTAACAGTACCATCATCTGGCGTACCAATTGCAACTGGTACACCTAAGTCAACACCGTAAAAGTCTAAACCACTTGCGGGTGGCGATGTAAAAGTAATCGTACTACCACTAATTGTATATGAAGTGGTTGGCTCTTGGGTTACGCCACCAATTGAAATAATTGTAGCGTTAATATCAACAGGATAATGCGCAGTAGAATTAACCGTTATGTTAAATGTCGTCAGAGTTCCATTGAAAGAGGAACTGATATCGTCGAATTTCTTAGCAGTTCCAGTTCCACCTCCAGAAGCTCCAATCTCAACGATTGCTTCAGTACCGGATTGATCAGTTTTGACAAACAACTTACCATCGTAAGTGTTCATCGCCAGCTCACCTAAAGCTAGCTGTGATGTAGTGGGTACAGCGCCCTGTGTGGCTGATCTACGCAGCTTGATGGTATTAGCCATTTGGCTCCCTTTTGCGCCTATATAGGCCGGTACACCGTCATATGACGGCGATCTAGATTACCTATTAATAGGTACCGCCATCAATATTTACGTTATCAAGCACTCTGTCGGATCCGTCATATCCTAACACCATTGTGCCATTTAAATAATACTGTTTAGTTGCTGCAAGATCAATGTGTTCGCTAAATGTCCAAGAATCAGTTGAGTCAATCCAATTAATTGTTTTATCTGTCGAACCTTTTAAAGTAATACCACCGCCGTCGGCAGTAATATCAGTAGGACTGGCAACTGTTCCTAATTCAATATTTTTGTCGTCAACTGTTAAAGTTGTTGATTCAATCGTTGTAGTTGTACCATTAACAGTTAATCCACCACGGATAACAACAGTGCCTGTGTCATCCCCATATGCCGACGGGTCAATATAGAAAGTCGCGGGACCACGTAATTCACCGCCAACAGTAAAGTTACCAGTCGTGCTAACTTGCTCAGTTTCTACAGCAGTTTCAAGCTCCTGTAATGCTGACTTAATATCAACATTGTCTGTAATTGTAGAACCAGTAAAAGTACCTAAGTCTGAATCATTTAAAGCAACACCCGTTAGAGCAACTAGTTCATTGTTAATATCGTTAGTACGACCAGCACCAATAATCAGAATCGTGCCATTTGATGCATGACTACGAGTAATAAGTCCAACTTTTTGAACTTTTTCGGTGCTTGCTGTTGGACGTGTTGTTGTTAAATCGCCTGGGGTTGAATCAATATAGACTGGATCACCTGCGTTACCTAAAGTGCTTGTTGCTATATTAGTCAACAAACCACTAATGATTACATAGCCATCTGTGCCACTGGTAATTGTTTCATAAACAAGACCAATAGCAGGATATGTACCAGAACCGTCATTATCGGCTAACGCTACGGTGGGTTTTCCTGAAGTATGCGTACCAGACACATAAACTGGCTTACCTTTAACAATGTCTGAAGCGGTTTGATTATGAACTTGAATCAATACAACATCTGTATTGATAGTATTCTCGCTAGCTGCTGTAATTCGACCCTGTTGATCAACCGTAAATGTAGGAATTGAACTGGCCGACCCATAGCTGCCTGCTGTTACTGCAGTATCAGCAAGATCAATTGTTACAGTATCACTTGGATCATCATGAGTAACATCGATCCCCGTGCCGCCAGCAATAATGCTAGCGATTAAAGATTCAATATTTTCCGGGTCTGATTCAATTTGTGTGAGGGTAGAACCCTCAACCATATATAAACGATTTTCGTCTTTAGCGTAACAAAGCTCACCGTCAACTAAGTCTGACAGGCTTGCAGCAATATTGCTATACGAACCCCGTACTAACTGAATCTTTGCGCGATTAGCAGGGGTAGGCATCGACCGAAATTGGCTAGACTAGTATTCCTTAGAGGTCAAAATCCCCACAATCTAAGTCAGTAACTGCAGCGGCTGTACCACCACCTCCTCCAGCGTATTTATATCTTTGAGGAACAAATAAAGCGACCCAATTTGCACCATCCCAAGTTAAAACATGTCCAACTTTTGGATCAGGAACATAAACATCTTTTAAATCATTAAGATCAACCTCTGTTGCTACTAAATCCTTACCATCGCGTCCATCACGCCCAGGAACCCCAGGTTCACCACGTAAACCTTGCAAACCCCGCTCACCTTTCTCTCCCCTTTGCCCGTCGGCACCGGATTGCAGTTTCGATGCATAATCAATAGCAGTCTCTAATTTTTTTACACGCTCCTCATCTTGTTTGATCTTCTTTTGTTGTTCAACAGATTCAAGTACTTCCTTTGTGACCAATGAGTAAATACGGATAGATATTTTTTCACCAGTAAACCCAAATGATGAGCCAGGAAAAATTCGATCTAAAGCCTCAGCAACTTGATTGCTTTCGGACTGCGTTAGTCCAATAATATTTAGCTTCCATTCAGCTTCAAATCCATCAATCGTAGGAATGCCAAGAATACCAATACTTGGCCCTAACGCAATTGGCGCTAAACCACTAGTATTAACTTCTACTTTTTCAAAGATTTCACGAAGAAGCGCATCAGCAAGAATGGCTCGCCGGATAGATTCTGCAGAGGTTATCCTGACCGCCATCGTACTAAATGACTAGGCTAGTCTGCCTACTTTTTGGACTTTCTAGTTCCCTTGCCAGGAGCAAGACGACCATTCTTCCCATGACCATTCCTTGCACGGTTCTTTTTGGGATCTTCTAGTTTAAATTTACCATCAGCAGTATGACTTACATCTTTGCCGCCTTTACCCATTACACCACGGGCGCGACGTTCACGTGCTAATTCAGCCCTGTATTTCTTTTGTTCAGGTTTGGCATTCCGTTTTTTATCATAAGCAAGTTTCTTTTTATACGCTTCAGGATTTGAAGCGTAAAACTTGGCAGTACGTCCTTTGGCTGCCATTACTTCTTGCTCCTTCGACGATTGGTAGCACCGTTACGGGTTTTCTTGCTAACAGGAGAAGCTTTGCCGCCAAATTCACTGACGACTTTGTCTTTCTTGGCTCTAGATTTGCCAATACTCCTAGCAGTAGAAAGAGGCAGTGCCATTACTTCCCTGAGCGCTTCTTAGTAGTCTTCCGCTTTTTATTCTTTGTTTCTGCTGCAAATTTCTTGGCGACCGCTGGTTCTTTAGCGTACAAGTACTTGCGTTGTTTTTCGGATTTAAAGGGCATCTTACAAAGGTGTGCCGTCTTTATTTAAAGATCCTGGGGCATAAGTAGGTTTACCTAGACTCCCGTCGTTTACAGGATCACTAATCTGTCGGCGGCGGACAATTGGCTCACCTGCAATAATGTCGGCATCAATATTGATACCGTCAATGTAACGTGGACCTTTTGAGTATTGAATATCCTCGTTCATTCTTCAGTCTTCTTCTTGTAGGTACGACGAGTTTTAGGCTTCTCTTCAACCTTTTCCTCTTCCACCTCAGCTTTAGGCTCTTCAACAGGAGTAGGCTTAACCTCTTCGGTTCCTTTTTCCACCCAGCCGGCAGCAATCAGTTCCCGTGCCTGCACAGTAAAGAAAGCTTTACGCTCTTCGCCACCCTTCACAAAGACGGTTGGCAGTTTAGGTAAATGCATAATAAAAAAAGGGTGACCTTAGCCACCCTTATTATTCCGTAGGCTTATTTATCAGCCAACGTTGTCAACCATGTCCAGGAAGGCAGTGCCAACAGACACAGTGCCGGTACCAGCAGTAGCGGTGTACTTAGCCAGGTTGTCAGCATCGCAAAGAGCACCACGCAGATGGGCAATAGCGGTGCCGTTCTCGTCAAAGTCGTTAGCGGTGAAGGTCACGTCTTGACCACCGATGTTGAACACAACGGTAGCGTTACCAGTGATGGTCGTGTTAACGAGACCAACGCGGATGGTCTTGATGTTGGACAGGGTAACACCAAGATCAGCGTCACTCGCGGTGACGATCATGTTGGCGTCAATGTCAAACTTTTCGCGGGGGAACATCCCCGTAGAACGTGCAGCCATGATACTAAAAGGGAAAAACTACAAACCTACGCTCAACGGTTAGCGTCTGGTTCTGTATTAGGTTCCCAATTACACAAAAAAAGAGGGCCGAAGCCCCCTTTTCTTATCTCGCTAGTTAAGCCTACTAAGATCAGACAGTAGCGTTAACGTTGGTCAGACGAGCAGCAGCACGGCCATTGACCAGAGCTAAGCCGCAATACCACTCAACACGGGTGACTTCCTGAGGAGTCGTGAAGGACTCGCCCAGTTGACGGACCTGAACACCACCGTTCTGAATGCCGGTCAGCAGATCGTTGCCGAAAGTAACGATGTAGATGGACTGGTCAGCAGGGGTAGCATCAAGAATGGCAGCATTCTGATGGTCGCGATCCAGCTCGATCACAGGCAGGCCGGCATACACCATTTGCTGGTAGCCGAACTCGTTACGAGCAATATCAATCTGAGCAGAAGCACGAGCCTTGGTGGTCAGAGCACGACGTGCCGACTTAGACATCACCAGATACTTTGTGCCACCCTGGGCATCAACAGCATCAATGGCTTCGTCAAGAGCGCCAAGGTCAAGAGCAGCAGCGGAGCTACCGTTGCGGATCACCTGAGAGTTTGTTGCAAAGTCAGCTGCAGGCATGCGAGCAGCCAGACCGTCAAACTCGGAAGGAGATTGGTTGGAGTCACCGTTGATGAACAGCGATTCCCAAGCCAGACGCATTGCGCGAGTCTTGGACTGCACCTGATAGGCACGAGCCTCAGGGCCTTCCAGATCAATGATAGCCTTGTCAACCTTGATGTCACCACCGAACAGGCGAAGGCTTTCAGACTGCTGGCTGACTTCAGCGTAGCTCTCGGTATAGTTAGCGTTGTAGTTACGGAAACCCACGTCACCGAGGCTCTCCTCACGCTTCCAGAACAGGCCGTTGCCTTGAATTTCACGGAAGGGAAGGACACTCAGCAGGGGGCCGGCAGCCAATTCAGTTACGATTGCCAGCTCTTGGGGGTTCCGAGAGTGCTTTTTAGCCTCGGAAAGATTAAGGGCCATTGGAAATTAACTCCTGTGGTTAACAAAAGGAAAGGTGAAACGTGTCCAGAGCATCACGCCCTAACTCGGAACACCCTGCCTGCTAACCATCACGGCCAGTCAAAACCGGGTGCTTTCTAACATATAATTCCGAAACTTTTATTCTTCCCAATAAAAAAGCCCCTTTCGGGGCTTTTGGTCAACCAAATGCTCGCATGAATAATTCTTCACGCGATAGTTGAGAAAGATCCTCTACTGGCATACCATTTGCATCAGTACCTGCGTAATTAAGACCAGCCCCAGAACCTTTCACACCTTTGAAAAAGGTGCCATAGATTGGGTGGGTCTTAAAGCTAGCAACAAAATCATCAGGTGAAATCCGCTTGCCAGATTCACTATCAAGAATTGGATCACCCTGTGCATCAACAACAGTAATAACGCCGTTATCTTCTTGGCGAAACCGACTACTTAATTGTTCAGCAAACATATCAAAGAATGAAACGCCATCCGCAGCATCTGTTCGACCTCCAGCAGAAATGAATACCTTCTCCAGGGCGTACCGTTTTTTAAACTCCCTGATTTGTGTTTCAGCTTGTTTAGCCTTGCTTTCTGCTTCCGCTGTTTGCCTGCCGTACTTCTCCTCAATAGCCTGGATGGTCTCTCCATATCTAGATTCAATTTCAGCGGCTTTAGCAGCTTCAGCCTCAAGTTGTTGATATCGATCAATATCAACGTCTTTAAGTTTTAGCAGTTGCTGTTCTTTTTCTTTGAACTGACGCTCGTAAGTTTTACGAGCTTCGCGTTCAGAACGCAATGCTTTGACCAGATTAGCAACTTCATCAGGACTGTACTGAGATTTATCATCAGCAGCAACAGACTGAGGTGCAGAATCTTGCCCGCCAGCTTCCATCTCGGAAGCTTTGGTGTTTTCTTCAGACATGATAAAAGGGAATCACTCCCTAGATGAACGCGCTAGTATTCCTACGCCCCATATCGCAGTGTACGCTGCCTTGGATATAATTGAAGATCATCTACGTTTTTGTAGAAACCAGTAAACCTGCCTTTGTGTATTTGTTGAGGATACTGATATCCAGATGATTGCCTAAATTCATAATATTTAGCAATCCAATTTGCTGCACCCAACAAGGAGGTGGGTTCATTATAATTAGTAGTGCCACTGACCGTAGTTAATTCATCAAACAAACCATATTGATTTAGCAAGCCAGTAAACTCGTCAATATCAATCCTTCCGTAATACCCAAGCCAGCAAGCCACTAGCCCCGTTATCTGTGGAGCAGCAAAACTTGTGCCCTCGGATTTCCATAAATACTTGGTGTAATCCCTCGGATCGCTGACCAAAGAAGTTGAAACAGATCCACTAGCTTGAGCATCTTGGAATGTACCAGACTCATTAGTTAAGGCTATGTCAGCAGTGGTAAAATTAATCTCAAAGTATGCTGGGTTACTGATTGCTGGTTGCGATTCAACTGCAACTATATCATGAAGTCCGTTAAATTGTGTTGACGTATCCATTTGTATATTAACTCTTACGGGCAGCTCAAAGCTAATTTCGTAAAGACCATATAGCCCCCTATTATCTAGCAGATAAAATCTAGCAACGTTGTTAGAAACCTGATATGATGAAATTTCACCAAAAATGTTTGTACCCGCAGCAGCTCCAATGACACCACTGCCAGGAGCAAATACATTCACGCGAGGCCCAGCAGAGCTATAATCTGCTTTTTTCTCAACAGTATCATATCCAATTGCCCCGACTTCTATTACTTCCGGGACTGGCGAAAAAGCTCCGCCACGATGATAATAAGAAGTTCCAGATGTTGTTGAAAGATAATTGTCG